CGTGTAGATCAGATTGATACTATTAATAGTATGTATCAATTAACAAACCGTGAAGTAGACTTTAACGGTATTAAAATTGTTAATGATAAAACAAAAGGTGTTAACGGTATGTCAGGTAGCACCAGCGGTTTAGTAGTAGCAGGTACACGCGACTTGGGTAATGGATGGGGCATTGGTGCTGGATTCGGTAAGTTAGATTCAGAAGCATCTGGTACTGACAGTACTGTTAAACTTGACAGCGTTATGTTTAATGTTCATGCTGAGCGTGAGTTAATTAACGGTGTAGTACGTTTTAGTCTAACTAATAGCAGAATGGATTATGATGTAAGTAGAACAATTGGTGACTTTAGCAACACAGCAGAAACATCAGGTAACGATACATATGCTCGTGTAGAATGGGTTGGCGAAGGCGAAAATCTACGCCCAATTTTAGGATACACAAAAGGTGAAACAACTGTTGATGGATACTCTGAGGCAGGCAGCATACAAAGTGTTCGCACTGTGGCAGATTCTATCGAAAAGTATCACTTTGCTAGTGTTGGTTTTGAGTTTAATTTAACCCCAAGTATTAGTGGTAGTTATGTACACGATACAGATGGTACAAATAGTTTTGCTCTTGGTCTAGATAAGACAATGGGTGATAAAACTTTAACTGTTGAAGTTGGTAGAGTTGAAACAGAATCTGTAAGTGCTAATACATTTAATGCAAAGTTGAATATTGCTTTCTAAATAGATTATGATTGAAATATTATATGTTCTAGGGATGACGCACGTAACGATTATGTGCGTCACTCTTTATCTTCATCGTGGCGTAACTCACAGAGCGTTAGAGTTTCATCCAGTGTTATCTCACTTCATGAGGTTTTGGCTTTGGTTAACAACAGGAATGATAACCAAAGAGTGGGTCGCTGTTCACCGTAAACATCATGCCATGGTAGAAAAGGAAGAGGATCCGCATTCTCCTCATCATCACGGAATCAAAAAAGTATTATTTGCGGGAGCGTTTCTGTATCACTTCGCATCGAGAGATAAGCGAATGGTGGAACAGTATGGGACAGGCGCACCCGATGATTGGATAGAACGGCATATTTACACTGAAAGAAATTTCCTTGGCATTGTATTAATGCTAATCATTGATGTGATTTTGTTCGATATAATCGGTTTATTAATTTGGGGTATTCAAATGATTTGGATACCATTCTGGGCAGCAGGTGTAATCAACGGCATAGCACATTGGTTTGGTTATAGGAATCATGACACCGCTGACGAGTCCAGAAACATCTCCCCGATCGGATTGATTATAGGTGGGGAAGAACTACATAATAATCACCACAAGTCTCCTGCAAGTCCTAAAATGAGTCACAGGCGGTTCGAATTCGATATTGGTTGGGTTTGGATCAAGCTTTTTGAGTCTCTAAATCTCCTCAAAATAAAACCTTTTAAATCAGTGGGTTAGCATCCTGCTAAGTCCTTGATTCTATTACATATTCCTATATTCCCAAAAGTAATACTTTCTTATATAAACAAAGTATATAAAAAAATCCTAAGATATTGATCTTAAAGGGTATCTTTTTTCACAAAAAGCTTTACTTTTGCAGCAGTTCGGGTATAATATACCTATTGATTGAGAAAAATATTAGGAGTTGAAATTATGAAAAAAATGAATATTGGTGAAATCTATACTGTTGATCTTAACAAATACAGCGACTTTGGTATCGTTACTGATGTTGTGATTGATAGTGATTACGACGATGTCGAAAATGGTTACTGGGCGATTGATTCCGAAGGTAACGATGTTGTTGTTACTGCTGACATGATTATTTCTTAATGGGAGAGAATATGCTTACTTACTCTGATCAACTTTTTTCTGACCTCTGGAAAGACGTTAATGGTTCACGTCCTACTCAGGAATTAAAGGAAGAATGGAATGCTCGTACTCCTCGCCAAAAGCAGGAACTTTGGGATGCTCTATGTGACGAACTTGAGCAACAGGAGAAAGATCGTAAAGAACTTCAGAATGCTCGTGTTGAGAGTTTTGAAAAACAGATCTCTCAATATGAATCTATGGGCGATAACATTACTCGCACGGATGCGATTCGACTTATCCTCGATGAGGAAGGTCTAATCTATGAATGGGATCCTGAGTATGTTGCATACTCTATGGAACTTCCTTATGGTAAATACACCAGGGAGTTTGCTGAAATTCTAAATGATTTTAGAATGTAATTCATTATCTGTTTATTTTTTGAGGACTATATTATGACTAAAATTTTTATTGGTTTATTTCTTGGTTTACTAATCGCTTCTTACAATCCTTCTTTGAGTCAAGTTGTTAGAAGTTTCACCGACGGCATCATTGATAACGTAACAGATGCAGTTGCTGAAAAAGTACAAACTAGAATGCAGTCAGTGTAATGAAATATCTTAAAGAAACTACTGACTGGTCTCAAGTTACCGAAGTGAACATTCCTAATCACACCTACATCGTTGAGGATACCAGAGCGTTTGGTTATATTAGAGCGAATGATGGTGTGAAGGTTATGTTTAGTAAACCAATTCCCTTCGGTAAAAGGGGCAGAACTTTCAAACAGTTGAAAGAGAGTGATGTCCTATAATAAGTTGACATGTAAATACGTCTGGCGTGATGGGTTTGTTGAAGAATTTGAAATCCTAGCCACCAAAGAATCAGTTAGATCTTGGGCGAATCATGCTGAAAAAAACTTGACTACGGTAGTGAAATGCACTATAATAGATAATGAAGGAAAAATAGTATATGATGTCAAAAAAGAGGATCCGTACGTTACGCCACGAACGAAGGATGGAAGAGGCAAGAATACTTAAAGAGCGCAAGCAGTTCGCTCAGCAGTATGGTCTTACTCTTAACTCCAACGGCACATACACACCCACCAAATTTAAAAGAGAGTTTGTTCCTTACAAACCTGAACCTGTGTATCGTAGAGAAACGCCTAACTATCCAAGTCTGAACTCAGATAAAGGTGTTGCTACTAAAAAGGATTCTGTTAAATATACAGGCACACTCATCAAAGGTATAGCGACTATGCATAAATCAAACGCTGTACCTGTATTCGATGATCAACACGCAAAAGAACTAGCCAGAATGAGGAGAGGATAATGGATAAAATTTTGCTAATGCTTGGATTGTTTGTTAGTACACCCGCAAGTTCTGAACAACTATTTTCCTATGAAGAAAATCCGCAAGCATGGTGTCTTGCGCAAAACATTTACTATGAAGCAAGAGGTTCAAGTTACGCTGATCAAGTTGCCGTCGCTAATGTTGTTCTAAATAGAGTTGAAGATCCTCGCTTTCCTAACACCGTGTGCAAGGTTGTGCGACAAGGACCAACTAAAAAGAATGGACTGCCTGTCAAAAATAAATGCCAATTTAGTTGGTATTGTGATGGTAAGTCTGACTGGGCGAAAGATAGAACTGCTTGGAGAAAAGCACAGCAGTTAGCACATAAAACTATGCGGAATAGGTATGATATAACAGAAGGTGCTACGCATTATCATGCTGAATATGTGAATCCATATTGGAAGAACTCAATGGATTTAATTGGTCGCATCGGTGAACACGTTTATTATAGATGGAACTAGGAGAAAGTTATGCCAAATATTGTTAGCAGTTATGTTAACTTTTATCAAGTTAGCGACGAAGGTCGTGAGCATTTTATGACTCTTTGTAAGAGGTTTAAAGATTGGAAAGAAGATGAATATGTAAGTTCTTTTCCAATGCATGAAATTTTTGGAGTAGAAGAAACTGAAGACGGACCAGGAACGTACAACTGGAACGTAGAAAACATGGGAGCGAAGTGGGCATTTGTACAGGATCCAGATAAACATGGATTTGCTATTGAGTCTGCTTGGGATGTTCCTATTGATGCGGTAGAATTTATCGTAAAAGAAATACATGAAGTTGACCCAAAGGCAGTTATCGTAGTAACTTCTCAGGATGAGATGCCTAATTGGATCAGCACTAATATTTTTGCTGAGGGTGAACTATATGATTCCGAGCACTGGGAATGGGATGATATTCGAGACTATATGAACACTCATGATACAGATCTCGCTGAGCACTATAATGCAGAGGAAGAGGATTGGGACGAAGAAGGTCGCGAGATGATGTATGAAATTGTATGGGAATGTTGTAGTGAGATGCAGGATACGAGTCTTGAAAATATGTTGACTTCTTTAGAAAATGAAGGTATAATAGGTACTAAACAATAAAAGATGTTTAAGTTTTTTCAAGGAGCGTTTTGTGCTTTGGTCTTGGTTGGGTACGGAGTTATTCTACCCCAAGACCTGCATTGGATTGGTTCAAAGTTTTCGGAGATTACCAAACCAATTAGCGAAGGGTGGGATAAGTACGTGAATCTCGCTCGTAAATATAATGAGATGAAGGAAAACAGATGAATGTATTTTATCTAAACGAAGATCCTAAACAGTGCGCTCTCGAGCACAACGATAAGCACGTAGTCAAAATGATTATCGAGTATGCTCAACTCATGTCTACTGCGCATCGCATACTTGACGGCGAGCAGTATCTAGATAAAACTGCTAACGGCAGAAATATTAAACGATGGAAACTATCGGATCTTCGAGAGGATAAACTATACAAAGCATCTCATATCAATCATCCTGATGCTATATGGGCAAGAAAATGCACTGGCAACTACGAATACCTGTGGCAACTATTTAATGCGCTTTGTGACGAGTACATACATCGTTATGGTAGAGTACATGAAACAGAT